GTTATCTTTGGCCTCACATCTATATCAGGGCGTGCACTCTTATTTAACATCATGTTACCCAACGGTGCGTGCTTTTGGCGTTTGCCTATCTCAGCGTTTTTTCAAAAATCACATGATAGAGCCGATGTGCCGAATATGCAGACGCACGAACTTGAATTGTGGAATTGTTTCAGCTATTGGCCTAGTGTCCATTGCTTTGATTGGTTGGCTGGTGTAAGTGGCAAATTTTTGGGGCTTGATAAGAAGTTTTATCACGGACAGTATTTATTCACTATCGATTGGGCTCATCCCGACACTAATATACTCAATGTGGAACACTCTGAAATTCCTCAAGAACATAAGTGTGCGCACATTTTGGCTCTTAATAACGGGAATTATGCAGCTCAGCCTAATAATCGTATTCTGTGGCACATTAATAGTTATACTACTGATACATCTTGGCCTGACTATAAAGTACAAAATACTTACTGGGATGCAGAAGACCCAAAATGGGTAACTGAAGATACAGATAAAATGTTCTACGGTGTAGAAAAGAAGTAGCTCCTCACCTATAATATACCTAACCAAGAAAACCGAAAATTATAGATGAGGATATTAGTATTATTAACATTTTTTATTTGGAGCACAAGTGCAATTTCTGACGTTACACAATCAAATGTATCGGGTGGTAATACGTCTATTCAAGGCGGCTACACGTCATCCACTACTTATGAGTCTGGTTCTTCTAGTACTAGCACTACCACTAATAGTACTACTAGCAATATACGTTCTGCTCCTAATACTGCCACTGCTCCTAACTTAGCCCCATCAGGTATAGATGTATGCTCAGTTTCAGCTTCTGCAGGTATTCAAACCTTTGGAATTGGTGTTTCTGGTGGTAAATCATTTAGAGACGAAAACTGTGAAAGAATTAAATTAGCTAGAGAACTATCAAATCAAGGTATGAAAGTGGCTTCTGTAGCCTTATTATGCCAAGATCCTAGAGTGTTTGAGGCTATGATACATGCAGGTACTCCGTGTCCTTATATGGGTAAAATTGGTAAAGAAGCTACAAAATTATGGGCTAAATACGACAAATTAAGACCTGATTATGATCAATATGTCAAAGATTTAAAAGTAATAAAGGATGCTGATGAAGAAATTATTGTTGAGCCTATTGATAAGCCTACTGATTGGAAGTCTCCAAAGTAAAGCTGACGAACATACACTTACCACAGGCAATTTAATTACAAACGGTAACTTTGAAACGGGGAACGCCAATGGTTGGACACAATCAGGTAATGGTAGAGTTATCTCTGATTGTTGTACACTTGGTAATAAAACAACCTCTAACTATGATTATGAGTTTGGTGACAGTGGATCTATTAGTCAAGAATTTAATTTAGTTACAGACGATATAACACAAGAAATGTTAAACAATGGTATTACTTTAAATTCTACTATTGAAGTACAGAATGGAGAATGCAACGTGACTGGTTGTTGGTCAGGCGGTAATACAGGGCCAGCTGATACATTTACTAATCAACTATCTATCTTAGATTCTGAAGGAAATGAATTAGCTTCAGTTACACAAATTAGAAAAAATGTAACAGGTATTAATGGTCAAGATTTTACAGATCAATTAATTTACAATGGTATTGATTCATATTTTGGTGACATTACTATTTCAGGAACTGATGCAAATGCACCAGCAACTTTAGGTGGCCCAAACGTAGATAACATATCAGTTACAATGACTTATGATCCAGAGGTCATGCCTATGTCTGTGCAAACAAGTATAAAAGGTGTATCTGAAAATATATCAACTGAATTTAGAGAAATTAATAATTCAACAGAATTTTTTAAATTTGAAGAAGTATTTGAAAATAGTTCACTAGAAAAGAAACCAGAAGAAGTGATAGAAGAACCAAAAGAATATCTTTTGGAAACATTTAGTTACATACCTTTTGAGATTTTTGAGGAAGAGAAGACCTTAGAAACTCCAAAGACTGAGTTTCAAGAAGTGGTTCTAAACAATGAAAAGGAAGAAAAGACTGAGGAAGTTTTTGAAGAGATTTTTTCTGAGTTTGAGGAAAGTCCTTCTGAAATGGAACAGGAGGAGCAAACATCATTACAGGTTGAACAACAATTGCCCGAGGAAAAAAATACAGAACAAGAAAAAGAACAAGAACCAAAGCTAAGTTCAAAACCTGAAGGTAAGAACAAAGATGACGTTTCAAATGAGAAAAAATCTTTTTCCGTTTCATTAAATAAAGTTATGGATAAGATAGACGAAAAAGTCAAGGATATCGATAAAAATTTACAGATCAAACATCTTGTCAAAATTCAATCAATGAGCGATAATAGTATGTTAACGTTGTATAACAAACCGTTTTATAAGGATTTTAAAATTTATGAAGATCAAGTCAATATTGAAGACAATAGAGTCATCTATACAGCAAGTCTTCAAGAGTATAAACAAGCTGATCCAATTGGGTCTAAAAAAGTTCGGATCGATAACATTCGGAGGCAGAAACTAGACTTATTAAATAAGATAGAGGTATTAAAAAATGAACTTTAAATGGGATTTAAAAAAACAATTAGAAGAAATTAGAAAAAAAGCCTCTTCAAAAGCACAACTTCGTAAGAGAAGTATGGATTCTCTTGCTAGACCAAGAGCTAAAGAAAATATTATCAACCCTAAACTTACAGGAATATAAAATGGCGGACACAATAAAATGTACACAATGTAAACAAGACTTTGTACCTATGTTAGAAACACAAAAGTTTTGTAGCGATCAATGTAAACAAGACGCTTTGGCTGAACTTGACAAAGGTTCAGACGAATGTTTAAGCTGTCAGTAATTGAAAAATTAAAGAATTAATTAGCTGGATTCGTTGCATTAATTGGTGTGCTTGGTGCCATAGGAGCAGGCTTTGTTACTTATGGTGAGATGCAAGAAAAATTAAACTCATTATCTGGTTTAGATTTAAATCCATTACTTAAAGAAATAGCAGATCAGAATATTAAAATAGAAAAACAAAATACTAAGATTGAGATTTTAGACAAGACAATCAAAGTGCTTGAATTAGAAATTCAAGAAATGAAAGAAAAAAACGGAAACCCACTAGCTGGTTAATCATGAAACTTTCTAAAAATTTTAGCTTGCAAGAGCTTACCAAATCACAAACTGCAATCAGAATGGGTTTAGATAATAATCCTTCACAAGCCCATATTGAAAATTTAAGAATACTATGTGAAAGAGTTTTACAGCCAGTACGTGATCATTTTAACAAAAGTGTGACCGTGACCAGTGGATATCGTAATGTAATTTTAAATCGTAAGATTGGTGGATCAGAAACATCACAGCACTGTTCTGGGATGGCGGCTGATATAGAAATATTTGGCGTGCCTACACATGAAGTTAGTGATTGGATAAAACAGAACCTTATGTTCGACCAGCTGATTCTTGAGTTCTATACACCAGGTGATGTTAACTCGGGATGGACGCATGTATCCTATAACCCTGATGTAAATCAGAATAAAAAAGAATATATGGCAGCTTTACGAATAGATGGTAAAACACAATATAAACAAATATCAGGATTAAGTACTGATAGATACGTAAAAGGTTAATATGGCAATAACAAGATCTCAAATGACAAAACAAGTTGAAGGTCAGCTAAGAGGTGCACGTGACAGAAAAAAGAAGAAACTACAAGTCAAGAAACCATATCGCAAAAAATCTAAGGTCTAGTAAATTTAGATCTAGAGTGGTACAATCTAAGAAGATCTATAACAGGAAGAAGTACAATGACGAAATTATGTCCTAGAGGAAAAGCTGCTGCTAAGAGAAAATTCAAAGTATATCCCAGTGCATATGCGAACGCCTATGCCAGCAAAATTTGTGCGGGTAAAATAAAAGACCCATCTGGAAAGAAGAAAAAAGATTGGGGGCCAAAAAAAGCTAAAGTTGGTATGGAAGTAAATACTAACGAATATAATGGTTCACATATAAAATCTACTTTAGGTGAAGATCATCATGTTTCAAATAAATCTTATGAAGCTTATTATGGTGATATGATTGATGTCTAAATCAGGTGGATTAAAAAAATGGTTTTCAGAAAAATGGGTAGATATAGGCTCAAAAAAGCCTGGAGGGGGATATAAAGAATGTGGAAGAAAATCTGCAAGTGGATCAAAAAGAAAGTACCCAAAATGCGTGCCTGCTGCAAAAGCCGCCCGAATGACAGAATCGCAAAAGCGTTCTGCTGTTGCGAGAAAAAGAAGTAAAGCTCAAGGAGTTGGTGGAAAACCAACTAACGTTAAGACGTTTACCAAAAAATATTATGGTGGTATGATAGATCTATAATTAATTATAGGAGAAATCAAAATGAAACAACCAATGGGTGGCTCACACAAAGCCTACAAAATGACTGGTAAAGTCGGCATGGCTAAATCAGGAAAAATGATGAAAGCTAAATCAGGTAAAATGATGAAAGCTAAGACTGGTAAACTAACTGAGTCTCAAAAAAAATTACCAAAAAAATTACAAAAAATTATTAAAGCATAGTTAGATGGCTACATCAGGTACTACAGCATTCGATTTAAATATCGATGAAATTATAGAAGAAGCTTATGAAAGAGTAGGAATGCGAACTAACTCTGGTCATGATTTAAAATCTGCCAGAAGAAGTTTAAATTTACTTTTTAGTGAGTGGGGAAATAGAGGCGTGCATCTTTGGAAAGTTGAACAAGATGAAATAGCTTTAGTATCTGGCCAAGCTTCTTACACTGTTAGCTCAGATGTAAGTGATGTACTCGAGGCATTTATCTCTTCTACTGCAAGTGCAAGTGATTCTTCAGCAACTCAAGATGTAAGTCTTACAAAAGTTGATAGATCAGCTTATGCTGCGTTACCTAATAAATTTTCTACGGGTCAGCCTTCTCAATATTTTGTGGATAGACAAACAACACCAGTAATTAAATTATACCAAACGCCTGATTTAGTTACTTACACAACTCTTAAATTTTTTGTTATCAAAAGAATTGAAGATGCGGGTGCTTATACAAATCAAGCTGATGTAGCATACAGATTTTTACCTTGCATGTGTTCTGGTCTTGCTTATTATTTATCTCAAAAATATGCACCAGAAAGAATTCAAGCAATGAAAGTTTTATATGAAGATGAGTTACAAAGAGCATTAACAGAAGATGGTCAAAGAACTTCAGTTTACATATCACCACAATCTTATTTTGGAGATGGAGTATAATGGCAGGTAAATACATATTTGGAGTTGCTTTTAAATTTGGACAACCTTATGTCAAAGGTGCATCTAAAAAATTTCAAAAAATGTTTAAAAAAGAATATAATGAAAATAGAGCAGCAGGTATGAGTACAACATCTGCACATAAAGAATCATCTGAAACTGTCAATAAAATTTTAAAGGAGTTTAAATGAGTTTTGCAAAAGGCAAAAATTCTAAAGCAATATCTGATAGGTCAGGTATGGAATTTCCATATCCAGAAATGGTTAAAGAATGGAATGGTTCTATAGTACACATATCTGAATTTGAACCAAAGCATCCTCAAATTAGAAGAAAAAAGACTATTGCAGATGCTATTGCTTTAAAAGATGCAAGACCAATGAGACCTGATCTTACTTCAGGTTTTATTCTTTACATATTTAATAGTGGTAGAAGTATGATACCATCTGATGGAGATAATGAGATCGGATATGAATTAACAAGTTTCAGTACAGAATCAGCTGTAGGAAGCGTAACAGTGGATATATCATAATGGCTATAACATATACAGATTTTTTAACACAAGTAAGAAACTATACTGAAGTTGATAGCGAGGTTTTAACAGATAGTATTTTAGATCAATTTATAAGAAACACTGAATTAGATATAGCTGGTAAAGTAGATTATGATGATCTTAGAAGATATGCGACTTCATCTTTTAATGCTAATAAAAGGTACTTAACTACACCTGCTGAATTTTTAGTTATTAGATCGCTTCAGGTTTTTGCTGATGGTACTCTTACTTCTGCTAGAACTTTTATGGAAAAAAGAGATACAAGTTTTATTACAGAATTTAATGGTTCAGGGGCTACAGGTCAGCCTCAATATTACGCAAACTGGGATGAAAATACTATTGTGGTAGCACCAACTCCAGATCAATCTTATGCGGTTCAATTAAATTATTTGATTAATCCACCTCATTTTACAAGTTCTCAATCAACTTTTATATCTGATAACCAAGAAGCTATGCTTCTATATGGAGTATTAGTAGAGGCTTTCTCTTATCTAAAAGGCCCTATGGATATGTACAATCTATATAAAACAAGGTATGATAGTTCTATTGAAGCTTTTGCTCTTCAACAAATGGGAAGAAGACGCAGAAGTGAATATGATGATGGAGTTCCACGTATAAAAGTGCCTTCTCCGTCAGCTTAAAATTTAAAGGAGATTTTTTATGGCAATAGCACAAGCAGTATGCAATTCATTCAAACAAGAATTATTAGATGGTGTACACGACCTAGATACAGGTGGTAACACTTTTAAATTAGCACTTTACACCGATTCAGCTAACCTTTCAGCAAACACAACTCAGTACACAACATCTGGTGAAGTTTCTGATTCAGGTCAATACGCAGCTGGAGGAGGTACATTAACAGGTCAACAAACTTCATTAGACACTGGAGTCGCAATTGTTGATTTTGCAGATTTATCTTTCACAGGTGTTACATTAACAGCAAGAGGTGCATTGATTTATAACGACACGGTAACTGATGATCCTGCAGTAGCAGTTCTAGACTTTGGTTCTGATAAGACTGCGACTGACGGAACATTTACAATTCAGTTCCCAACGTTTAATTCAACTTCAGCAATTCTAAGAATAAGCTAGGAGGCTTGAATGGCACTTGTCCTTAACGACAGAGTGAAAGAGACCAGCACTACGACAGGAACTGGAACTCTTGATCTTGCAGGAGCGGTAACAGATTTCGAAGGTTTTGTATCTGGTATTGGTACTGGTAACACTACTTATTATTCAATCGTTCACGGTCAAACAGGTGAATTTGAAGTAGGTATTGGTACAGTTACAGACGCTACTCCTGATACTCTATCTAGGGACACTATTCTTTCAAGTTCAAATTCTGATAATGCAGTTAACTTTACAGCAGGAACAAAAGATGTATTCTGTACTCAACCAGCAAGTAAAGCTGTTTATTTAGATTCTAACAATCAACCAGTAGGTGCTGCTAGTAATGGTTTTGCTATTGCAGTAGCAATTGCTTTATGAGGAAATAATGGCCCAGAATTTTAGAAATTATTTACAACGAAACATTGGAACTACGGCAGTTGATGTATTAGGTGGTGCAGTTAATTCTTATGATTGTATAATTTCAATAAGACTTTGTAACACTGTATCATCAACAGTTAATGTTGAAGCTTATATAACAAGATCATCATTAAATTACTTTTTACAGAAAAGTACACCTATTGTAACTGGTGGTTCTCTTGAATTAATTGACGGAGGATCTAAAATAGTTTTACAGTCAGGAGATCAGCTTTTTGTAAAAAGCGATACTGCGTCTTCAATTGATGTTCATGTTGGTGCGGTAGACGATATTAGTACATAGGAGGATTAATTGGCTTATTTAGGTAACAGACCAAAGACTAATCTAATCACAATGAACTCTGAGCAGTTCAGTGGTGATGGATCAACAACTGTATTTACTTTAGCACAATCTGTTTCAGTAACTGCAGAAATCGAAGTCTTCATCGGAAACGTCCGTCAGGATCCGTTTACAGCCTACAATGTTTCAGGTGGTACAACTTTAACTTTCACATCAGCACCTGCATCAGGTACGAATAATATTTATGTGGTCTTCCAAGGTAAAACGACAGGAACGGTAGAGCCAGGACAAAATTCAATTGAGTTTGGAATGATTAAATCCATCAACGGTGGATATGAAAACAAAGCAACGATATCATCAGACATTAC